AACTCCTCCATGAAGTTATTCGTCATGATCAATCACCTTCGCGTCGTGTACGCTATCCCGTACGGTTTTCATCTTCTTCAGGGCGTCCAAATGCATGTCGCCCAGGTTAACCGTGACGTGCGTCTGGTTTTGCTGGGATCCGTACCGCTGCTGGTTCCAGCTCTGCGCGATAAACCGATGCTGCGCGGCCTCCTCCTTCGCGATGCTCACGTCCAGCGCAGACAGCTCAGACGCGCGCGTGCCAGGCGCGGCCTTCTCGCGCTCCTCCTTGCGGTCCGCACGCAGCCGCCGCATGATCTCAAAGCCAGCCTCCGCGTGCGCGTCTGCCGCCTCAGCTCGCGCAGTCTCCAACGCCTTGCTCAGCTCCGGGTGCTCCTTCAAAAGGCGATGCAGATACCCGCGATGCAACCCCAGGTCATGCGCGAGCTGCGTGACGGTGCCGCCCGCCACAAGAAAATCGGTGAGGTATTCTACGCCGCCGCGACGCTCGATGGTCGCCAGGGCTGCTTTGCGTTTCGGTCGTCCTGCCATGGTTTTTCTCCGTTGTTCGTAGGTTAATCGATAGGGGGGCCGGGGGGCAAAATTTTGGGGGAAAGTGTGTGTGGGGTTGTACAAGACCTACCCCTGGGGTGGGGCGCGCCGGGGGGGGGTTTTGGCACCGGATCCACGATAATTTAACATAATTCATGTTATGTGTCGTTCGTAAATCTTGTAAGTCGTTGATTTCATTATGGTTTGACGTAAGTGCATAACTAAACGCGCAAAATCGTGTGTTTCTGCGAGTGCGACATCCATGCACCAGATGCATAACAAGGGCGCTTTTCGCGCGCGCACGCGAGGCTGTCGCCTGCGTCTCATCTCGCACCTTGTGTGAAAGAAGAGGGCGACGCCCGTAGGAGTAGAACCGAGCGCCGCCAGTGAGGAGCGCCAACAGGGAGGATTGAGCGCTTCCAGGGAGAGATCTAGCAGTACCCGTGCAGACCTCCGAGGCAAACATAGAGAGACGTCTATGTGATTGCATTGTCCTACACTCAGTCGTCCCAGTCAAAAATCCGTGCATCCTCGCCCGCCAGGCGATACGCGATGACCAGGTAGTTGATCTGGTCGATCAGGCTATCCTCGTGAAACCCGTTGTCATCCATGCGTGCCGCCTTCAGCTCCGCCATCATCCGTGCGATGTCGTAAGCCGTCAGGGACGCCCCTGGAGCGAGCTTACCTTTCAGCACGCCGTTCCACCTGTCACAGATGCTTTGGTGCATTGTGCGCGCGTCTCCGTAGCTCTTCTCACGATCTCCCAGGATCTGCTTAGCTCTGTTCAGTATCTTCTCGTAAATCATCTGCGCTCCTCGCTGTGTACGACGCGTATCCGCGCCTGCTAATTACCTTGACGTATTCCCGGTCGATCAGCCCTTGCAGCACCTTCATGGTGTCATCGAGCGTCTCGTCCATTGCCCCCGCGAGATCCTTCGCCGTTATCTCGCCTTGCTCGCGGATGAACCGCATCACATGCAGCTCGTACCGGTTGAGCGGTTCACGCCACACGCGGCGACGCTTGTCCTCCGGCAGAGCTGGTATCAAACCCAGGCGAGCCGACCGTCGCGCCGACGCGATCATCTGGTCCCTGAGCTTGCGTTCATCCATGCTTCAGCTCCCACTGCCTCCGCAGGATTGCCGAGCGCTGCCAATCGCTCCACCTCTTCAGGTGCGGCGCCTGCAAATGCTTCCGCCGGTTCGCCACGGCTTCTAACTCCTCCAGAGTGTGGATCTCCCCCAACATCCGGTCGAACTCTCTCTCCCCCATGTCGGCGTAATCCTTCGCCCTCCAGACGTGCTGTAAGATCCTCACCCGGTCATCCATGACGACCCCCGCGAGGCGTAACGGAACCCAGGGCGTAACACCGTAACACCCCTAAAGGGAGTGTTACGGGTGTTACACCTAGCCCTCCGCCGTAACTGTTACCGTAACAAAGCGTAACACAGCGTAACGTCAGGACAACTTTATGCAGTAAATTCAACAACATAACTTTTCGACTCCGTTACGGCCCACCGTTACGCCTTCCCGATTTTGTATTTGGCGCGTACCAGCCAGAAAACGCCCGCATTTTTAGCGATTTCACCCTTCTTGGTGAGGCCATCCACGGCCCGCTGCCACGCCTGGCGTTTGTTGTTTCCGTCCACCTTTCCGTAGAAGTGTTGCCGCAAATCATCCTCGTTGACGGTCCACCGCGTGCCGCCGTCAGGGAAGCCCGGGCCGCTGGGATTTTCGCCGCCGATCTGGTCGCCCCAGAGCTGCGTGAAGCAGTTGACGATGAGCCGCTCGTTTGGCCCCAGCTTGGTTGTGGCCTCGCTGATGCGCTCCTCATCCGCCGGGATGATGTAGCAGCTCGTCACCGGGTCGCCGTCCTCGTCGCACCCCAGCTCCACCGATTTCAGCTCAAACGCGAATTGCTTGCCGCTCTCGATGTCTCGCTGCTTGGTGGCTTTGGCAAACCGGATCCCGGCGTCCTCATCGACGTGCAGCTCTATTTCTGTGTCGGTGGCCGCGCGCAGTGAGCTGTGACCCCTGGCGCCGTTGTCTGCCTTGCCTGAGTGGTGCACCAGGGCGATGGACGCGTCGCTGTGCTCTCGGAGGATGTCGCAGTGTTGTATGACCGCCGTCATCGCCTCCGGGCTGTTCTCGTTCCCGCCAGCCATTGACCTGGATAACGTATCCACGACGATCAGCTCGATTTTGCCGTATTTCTCTTTGACCAGGTCCGTCAGGTTGCAGAGCCGCTCCAGGTCCGCGTCGGGATCCAGTAAGTTGACCGGGCAGGGACGCACCGCCAACGGGACGTCTTTGTCCTGGTAGTGATCCTGGATTGCCCTGGCTCTGTTCAGGTAGCCGTTGCCGCCCTCCGCCGCCAGGTAGAGCACGACGCCTTGCTTGATTTTGTTGCCGTGCCAATCCCGGCCGGCGGCGACGTGATACGCCATATCCAGCATGAGGAATGATTTGCCGGTGTTGGACTGGCCGTAGAGCACGAGCATTTGCTGCCTGCCGATCCACCCCTTGATCAGGTAGTTGGATTGCAGCACCGGGCGCGCCTCACCGATCCACACAAGCTCATCCAGGAGGCTCTGCGGCTGCTTGAGCTGGCTGAGGCCTTGCTTAACTGCTGAGAGGCCCAGCGCGGCGTGCACGTCGTTCCAGTCTGTGTCGGGCAGGGCTGGCGCGCTCCAGGGCAGGCCAGTCTTTTGCGCCGCCTCCTGGCCTCCGTTGTTGGCGTCGTTGTCTGCGGCTATGCGTATGTCAATGTCTGGCCATTGTAAGGTCAGGGCGTCGCAGACCGGCTGGATGTTGTTTTTGTCCAGCGCGAATATGACTGGGAGCTTTTCCTCCAGGGCCATGTGGACGCTGACGCCGGTCGCCCAGCCCTCCGCGACCCACACGGTGCCCGGGTTGTCTGGGTTGAACTTGCCGACGACGCCGAACACGCCGCCCTCCTTGTTCAGCCCCTGGTTAAATCGCTTTCCGCCCGTCGGTGAGATCCGCTGATGCCCCACCTGTTGCCTGTCCGTGTTGAACAGCGGCACGACGACGTCGGATCCCTCCAGGACCGCGCCAATGAGTTTGACGCCCTTGCGCTCGTGATACGGCGTGTAGGGATCGAACTGCTTTGGCGGCTCCTGCTTGGTTTGCGTGATGGACACCACGTTTGCGAAATCGCTTGCGGTGACCGGGTGGTTGACTGCTTTTGAGGTGGCCGCCGCTACCGGCCAAACCCCATCCTCTTCTAAAATATGGACGATGCTGTTGAAATCGTTGCACTGGCGGCAATTGAATTTAACCATCCCGTCCTTTTCGTTGATCCAAAACCGGGTGCTGGGCCAGTCGTTGTGGCCGCAGTGCGGGCAGCACCCGTGATGCTCGCCTTTCGGACCCTCACGGAGGTCGTACTTGGCGATGATCAGGTGCGCCCATTCACTCCAGTATGGCTTGGGGAAATCTGGCATTTACAGGCCAAGCTCCTTGTCTGTCCAACCGGCAATGCCGAATTTTTCGGGGATCCGCGCGCTCTTCATTGGCTCGGTGTTGATGAATTTATTAAACGCGTTGACAAAGAGTTTGCGCCGGAAGTCTATGTGCGACGGATTTTGCTTAACGCAATCCTTGTAAAACCAGTCGCGGAAAAACACCGCCGCGTCATCCTTGTAGGTACGCTGCCCGTCCTTCAAGACGTTTAGAAACTCATCCGCGGCGTCGCCCATGTTGAGGTGATGCCCGATGTAGTGCACCGCGCCCAACCAGGATCCGACCTTTTTCATAGACTGCAACGCAGCCGTGACGCTTTCCTCCAATTTGGGGTGGGCGTCCAGCACCGTGTCCATCTCCTTTGGGCTGAGCGCGTGACGCTTGAGCTGGCCGTTTGCGAGTTGCGCCATGAAGGTGAGGTTGGCCGCGACGATGTTGCAATTTTTATATCCGCGAATAGCCAACCGGTCGCCGTAGGTGCGCTTCTTGCCCCCGTCGATTGTGTCTTTGGCTGCGGGTGGCAAGCCGGTCACCAGGACCGTCTGGAACGGTTTACCGGCTCGGACGCCCGCCATGCAGCGATGCTGTCCGTTGATTAGGTTGCCGTTCCAGTCGATGCAGATCGTCTCGCCGTTGAGCTGCCACTGCTCCGCCTCGATGTCGCGTGTGTACTGCGCGACGATGCGCTTATCCACGCGACGGTTTTCCGGGTTGCGCCCCAGCAGCTCCTTGCAGAAGTCTGGGGTCATGTTGAAAACTCTTGTCTCTATGTTTGCCATTTTTTGTTCCTCTTAGAATGGGATTTCGTCGTCGAAATCGTTTGATGCTTTCTCTTGCTTGTCGGCGGGTACGTCCGGCAGGCCAAAGGGGTTAACCGCTTCCGCTGGCTTGGGTGCTGCGGGAGGCGCGCTTGGTGCCGCGCTGGGCGTCATGTCAGCGAATGGGCTGTCGTTCTGCACCAGGTCGCCAAACATGGATCCGCTGCCGCTATTCTCCGGCTCCTTGCGGTCCTCCAGGCGCACGACCATCACGCCGCGCGGACGCAGGCCGATGCCGACCTTGTCGCCGTACTGCCACGCGTCGATGCGCAACATTGTGTGTATGATTGACCCTGTGGTGAGCTGGAAATCTTCCGCCGCCGGGGATCCGTCCTGCATGAACTGACGCGGCTTTGTCATGGGGTCGCCGTATGTCTTGATGCTGGTTTTCACCCGGTAGCAGCTCTCGTCCTTCTCAAAGAGATCCTCCAGCGCCTTGACGACGGTCTGCTGCTTCAGCCCGGTTTCCGGATCCTTCTTTTCGACGATCCACTGCTTGCCTTTGGTTTTCTCGCTTGTGTTGAAAACCTCGCGCATTTTGCCCGCCAGCTCCTTGGCCTGCTCCTCAGTGACGATCAGGGTCATCTCGTATGACGCGTCCCGGTCGGTTTTGTCTGCCGGTTGAAAGCGTGCGCTGGCCTGGTCGTACTTGTAGGGCCGGTCAATGCGAGGCCACAAAGCCTCCACGTTGGTTAGTCGTAGTTCCATGGTTAATCTCCTTTAGTCTGCCATGTATTCTGGTAATGAATGCACCGTGTAGGATCCCCAGCGCGTGCTGTAGGATTTGTGTTCACGAGCCTCAGCGACCTCCATGAGGGCGGCCTCAACGACGCGCGTGGCGTAGTCGAGAACCTCGTCGTCGAGCGTGTGAAAGTGAGCCGGGTAGGGTGGCTCCTTCTCGACGGCCAGGAAGCCCCAGTGCTTGACCTCCCAGCCGATAATGCGGGCGCACAATAAGTAATGCGCAGCCTGCAAGTGGTAACCAAATTTGAAAATCGCCTTACCAAATCCGCGCGGGCTTGCGTCCTGGGCGCTCTTCACGTCTCCCATGACTTTCAGCTCCGGCGAGTAGATGTCGGGGCGACACTTGAGCATCAGCCCGGACGGCTCGTGCTCAACGAAAATCGACGCCTCGCAAATCTTGTCTTTCTGCTTGAGCAACTTGCCGCAGTGTTGGTCGTTCATCAGGCCGCCCACGATTTCGCCGTCGTCAGTCAGCATGCCCAGCACGGCGTTCTTTACGTTGTCGTAATCCTTGCGGGGGAGCAGCACCTTGCCCTGCGCCTTGCACAGCTCGTAATGCTCCTTGAACGCCTTGCTGGCGCGTGTCTTTTCCTCAGAGACGACGACGTTGCCCAGCTCTGGTTCCAGCGCCTCACTGTGGATTGCCGTGCCGATGTCTGCGACCGTCTGACCGATGGATCCGCGTGTGTATTCAGCGTGTAACGGGCTTTTGCTAATCCATGACTTTAAGAATGACGCGTTAACGCCTGACGCCGCGTGATAATCCTCGTTTGGTATGTCGTGATAAATTCCTGGTTTCATCCTGTGCATTCTCCGTCGTCTGCCTGGCACAAAAACGCCTCGTCATCGAAAATCCAGTCAGCTTGTTTCGCTACAAATTGACCTAAATCCTCGAATGTACGGGTTGCGTGAAAGTGCGCCTCTTTTCCGATTTGTTGTGATTTCCAATTTTCGATGTCTGCCCACCACTGCATGCGGTCGGGGTGTTCGCGCCACATCATTGCTAGGGTTGCCTCCGATTTCAGAAAGCATCCGTCGCAGTTGCCTTTTGGGGTGCTACCATTTGCGCCCCAAAGCCTCAGATCAAACGGCTGGCTATTCCAAAAATCCATCACGGTTTTCTTGGTGGCGTTGGCGTCATTCAGTGGATACCAATTGTCCCAGCGTTTCTCCGTCGATGTTTTTACGCGACGCTTTTCATCTGCCCGGATCCCGATGCATTGCGTCCATTTTTTCCATCCTTCTTTCACCAAGAACCGCTTGATTGTTTTGACCTTCAATTCTTGCGTGCAAAATCGACGGTGGACGTTTGGTAAAATCTTTGGTTGCTCCAAAGCCGCCTTGAATGGCTCTCCGTTGCGCGCGGCGTTGTTGTGATTGACGACGTCAAAGCCGACCTTTTTGTTTCGCCGTGTGTACTCCAGCCAGGTGATAGGAACGCCCCAGCGCTCGCCGCATTCATGTACAAAATCCAGTGTCTCTGGCATCTCTCGGCCAGTATTCGCAAACGTGACTTTTGCTCTGTCGGGCAGGCCGTCGTTGGCCTCCAAGATTTGATGCAACATGTACCCAGAGGTGCGACCGCCGCTAAAGCTGATCAACACGTTGCCGTCAGGCAATGTGTAGGGTGACGCCGTCATTCCACCGCCTCCGTGATTTGCCGCTCCAGCATCTCAAGAAGCGCCGCGCAATTTTCCACGCGCTGACGACAGGTCCACCGCTCCGGGGGCCGCTTCAGGTCCGCTTTCAGCGTGTCCAGGTGACGCCTCAGTAGGTGCATTGTTTTGTTGATCTCCTCGTTCATAGTCTGCTCTCCATGCCATTATTTCTCTCACCAGCTTGCAGAAGCGCGGGAAGCTGATGTCTGCCTTGTCGTGATGGTTTGTGTTTTTGCTGCCCGTCTCGCTCTCGACGATGGCGCCGAAACCAACGACGCACCGGGGCTTTCTGTGGTCGTATCGATAGATGACTGCCGGGTAGATCCCGCGCTCGACGTCTGACGCCGTGACGGCTTGCTGCCAGGCTCCGCTGGGGATCCCGACGCCCTTCTGGCGGCGCTTGAGTTCCAGGCTAAACGGGAACAAGTTGCTGTCCGGCAGGAGGTCGCCCAGACCGGCTGTGCGTACTTGCTCCAGGTTGCGCCGGAAGTGGATGCCCAGCTCGTCAAACAGTTGGTGGCTGATATCCAGCTCAAAACTACTGCCGCGCTGCTTGGCGTAGCGCCCGCGTTGGCTCGGTGTTCTGCTCATTTTCTACCTCAAAATTTTGAATAAGGATCCGCTCGACAAAGCTGTTCACCGATCTCTTGTCGGCCTTCGCAGCGTTTTCGAGCTTATTTTTTAGGTGCTCTTCAATTCTTACGAACAGCACAACCCGTTGATTTTCCATTTGAAATTTGTCTCTTCGTTCGCTCTTACAAAAAATATAGTGTCTGGTACTTGTAAAGTGATAGCACATTGCTATCTTTAGATAACAAGACAGGAAACAGACAGGAGACAGTCAGATGACAAAACTAAACTTTTTTGAAGGAGCAAAAAATGGCTAAGAAAGACCCAGAAAAATTTGCAGACAGGACGTTGATGTCCTGGCAGCGCAAGCTGCTCGACGCTCTGCATCACACAAACGATCACGAGTTCATGCGCAAGGCGGAGCAGATAAACGAGCAACGAGAGAAGGCCCGCGTCAGCCGCGACATCGAGCACAACAGGCAGGCAATGGCGCTGTCGAATGATATGGACCATATCAAAGAAAAGCGCGACACATTGAGCAAGGCCGTCAAGGTGATCATCAACCAGGCCAAGATGGCTAACGTGAAGGTGGACCGGGAGCCGCTGGAACGCGAGATGGCATTCGCCAGGAGCCTGGTTAACCAGCTCATCGATGAAATCACCGAGCAGCGCAAGCGCCTGGTGAAGCATCCGCGCCCAAAAGACCAGTATTTCGAATATGAGGTCTGGTTCAACAAGCACCACATCGATCACTTGCGGGCCGCGTTAAACGCCTACAAGCCGCGCGGTAAAAACCAGAAGCTCACCAACGAGCGCATCCTGCGTCGCTTACGTTTCACTGAGCTGCTTTGGAAACCAGATGAGGAGATGGACCAAGATGAAATATAATTTAGAACTAAATAAAGATGAGCTAAACCTGATTTCCCAGAAGGTTTATACTGCATGGTTTGAAATTTTCTTCACTGAAGGTGATGAAACACTCAGCGTAAAAGATGCTGATGAAAAACATATGCTAAGCAATATTCTACAAAAAATAAAGGAATTAAAATAACATGCGTAGACCCTTCGTAAATAAATGGAAAACCTTAACCCGCGCGGAGCTGGACGAGATCCTTGATGAGGTGTTCGCCAAGATCCAAGTGCAACAATTAATTGAAAGGGTAGCAAATGACGACCTTTGACGACCCGCATGATTTCTGCCGCGTTTGCCGGGGCAGGGGCTTCGTGCAGAGCTGGGAGTGGAACATCCACGCCAACACCGAGACGCTGCAAAATTTCACATGCAACCAGTGCAAGGGGTCTGGAACTCGAACCCTCCGGCTACTGCCCAAGGGGGAAGGGAAATGACCCCGGCGTGGAAAGTCGTAGACACAACGTCTGGCGTTGCTATGTTCTACGGCACCTGGGCGCAGTGTGTGAGGTACGCGCTCAGCAAGAGACTAGGGACGTATCATGAATACGGATGGCTGGGGCGCGTGCTCGACATGCGCGACGGCTACAACATAGAGGGAGTAAAACAATGAGGGTGGGAGCGTTTATTGCTGGCGCGTTGCCGGAGGGGCAGCGACGTCAGCGCAAGGCAATCAAAATCATGTTCGACGGCAAGGATGCCACGATTAACTGGCACAAGGAGGTCAAGAGCGCCCGCAGACGCGACGCGGAGGACCGCACAGAGCTGAAACGATGCGTCAAGTGGTGCAGGGCCAACAACGCGGTTTTCGCAATCAGTTCGGCCTCAGATCTCTTCACCAAGCGATGGCAGGCGCTCACCTGGTTAAAGCACCAGGTCGAGATGCACGACATGCGCATCATAGTGGCCGACGACCCGACCATCAGCAAGGGATCCATCCACGTCCTGAGTGCCGCCGCCGACGTGCAGCGCCACCGAATTGCCACAAAATCACGAGCGGCCCTGGATGACATCAAAACTAAGCTGGCCAGGGACGGCTCGTTCACCTCCAAGGGTGGCCGCAAAATCACTCGTCTGGGGATCCACGACAAGCTGCCCGAGGCGGGCGCCAAGGGTAACGAGGTGCAGGCTGAGCTTGCCCGGGAGCGCGACGACGAGGTCTGGCCGATCATTAAGCAATGCCTGGGGCAGGGCTTAGGTTACGCCGGGACCGCGCGACAGCTTAACGCAATGGGCGTGGAGACGCCGTCGGCGCGCGCCAGGCACGACCGGGAAACCTCCGGCGATTGGCACGCCTCAACCGTTCGCAACATCGCGCTGCGGAGGGGCTGATGGACTGCAACGACGTACACAGAAACTTGCTGCGCGAGTACGCCAGGGAGCTTTGCGTGCACCAGCTCCGCGTCCACCAGGCCAAGCAAACCAGGACGAACACTAAGCTCCAGCGGTACTTCAACAGCAGCCAGGGGCGCAACGCCTTCGGTTGGCTTATGTCCTTAGCCACATTTGACGGGATCGATCAGACGCGGGCCGACATTGCCAGGGAGCTGCACATGACCCGGGCCGCGGTAACCAAGATGGTTGACGAGTGCCTGGCTGAAAATTGGATCGAGGAAAACGAGAATCGAGCGTTGCGCGCCGCTCCGACTTTAATGGCCGCGCTGGATGACTATGTGGATCGACACCTGGAGGTGATGTTAAGTGAGTTAACAGTAAAATATCTAAATGTGACTAATTTCCGGAAAATCATGCACAGTCAGTTAACATTGCCCGGCGAGTTAAAAACAGTTAAAAAACAGACAGGAGGCAGTCAAAAGTGAGACGTAAAAAGCGAAATAATCAGACCGTGATGTACATGCAAATGGGCTTTATGACGTTTAAGCGCCGCGTGGATATACCCATGTGGCACCACGACCACATAAAGAAGGCGGCAAACATTTTGCGGGAATACGCGGATCGCATAGAGGCCGTGACCGGCTCTAACTCCATGCGAAACGCCGACAAGACGCTCTACGC